GAACCTGCTTCCTTGGTCCTGGCTCATCGACTGGTTTGTTGGGATCGGTCCAGTAATGGACAATCTCAGCATGTTCTCCAGAGATGGCCTCACTTTGCGGTACGGGTACACGATGGAAACTATCCGCGTTACCACGACCCAATCCTACCCAGGCTTAGTCAGTCCGGGTGGGTGGGTGCCTCCACGTCCGACAATCACCTTACAAGGTGTGCGGAAGATCAGGCGTAAGCAAAGTCCTTTCACACTTGGCATAGCTGGAGATCCTGGCCTTGAGGCCAGGCAGCTAGCCATTCTGGCTGCACTCGGGATTAAACGAGTGTAGTCGTTCCACTCACATCAACATCCACCCTGCGGTACCGCCTATCGTTCGACGGGCCGCAACTCGCAAGAAGGACATCCTGTGTTTTCTGATCCCTATGTCGTGACCATCTCTGGTGCGTCCAAGTCCCTGAATGGCACTACGAAGACCGATAACGGTTCTCGTTTTGCCACCCCGGACCGGTCGCACCGGTTGCTCGTTTCCCACAACTACGGGAAGCGACAGCGCCACACCATTCGGCTTGAGGTCGACTCCCTCACTGCAAACCCCTTGGTTACGGGGCAGTACGTGCAGGGGTCGTACTCGGTCTACCTCACGGTGGACATGCCGAACGGCTTTGACACGACCGCCGCTAAGGCGGGCGTGGAAGGGCTGCTGGCGAAGCTTTCTGCTACGTCAGGCGCAGACATCACGAAGCTGATTGGCGGCGAGTCGTAATTCAGGACTCACCCCATTCAGACTGGCTCCCCATTGTAATACATGGAGGAGCCCAGGGATCAAGGAATACAGGCCGGAAGACTAGCCCCTTAGGAGGCAGCCTTGAAAAGCCTGGTAGTCCTGTGGAACTCCCTCGCCCAAGAATCAGGCGAGGGTTGGCTGTGCATCGACACCAGCCGCGACCGAAAAACAGTCGCGGTTAGATCAAACGCGGAGGGATCATCATTCTTCACGATGACCCTTCCTGCCTTCGGCAAGGATTTTGACAGAGCCTTGTCCGATGGGCACGTGGATCCTACCATGTTCGCGGGTTTTACGCGAACAGGTGGTCTCCCCCGATTCCTCGGAGGTTTCCTTGATCTCGTGTTTGATCGTCAGTCAGGTGACCTACTCGACAACGCAAATCTGGACGCAGTCTTAGCTGTGCGTGAGTTAACCTCACTGTACAGCAAGATCCTGATCCCCTGTTCATCACAGAGGACACAGAATGCATACCAGAAGTTCGTCGAGACCGAGCAAGTCCTGGAAGCTAAGCAGTCCGAATGGACCCAGGTTGATGACCTGGCGTTTTCTCGGATCGCTCATCTTCTTTTTGGTTGGGTTCTCGCTCGCGGCAATAGTTTCATCGCCCGCGGCGAGATGACACCCAAGCATGGCCCCGGTGCCACTGCTGATCGACTGCTGGGAAACCAGAAGTTCGATCAGGTTGAGTGGACCTGGCGGTTGGAGGAGGTATTTCCGTCTTCGGACTATCTTCTCCCTTCCTACCGGTACTACCGGAATCTGGAGGATGTGGACTTTCTCACCCTGGAACAGGAACGGCCCGTAAGGGTCATCGATGTTCCTAAGACTGCCAAGACACCACGCCTAATCGCGATTGAGCCCACCTGCATGCAATACACACAGCAGGCAGTTCTTTCGCTTTTGGCGGAACTCTGCGAGCACGATGACATCGTGCAGCGGTTCATCACTCTTCGTGTTCAGGAACATAACCAGTTCCTTGCACGGATAGGTTCCCTTGACGGGAGCCTCGCAACGCTCGATCTGAGCGAGGCGAGTGACCGTGTCTCGAATCATCTCGTCGAAGTTATGCTCCATGGCTACACTGACCTTTCTGAGGCAGTGCAAGCCTGTAGGAGTAGACGAGCTGACGTGCCTGGGTACGGGGTAATCCCCCTGACCAAGTACGCGTCAATGGGGTCGGCCCTCACTTTTCCAATAGAATGCATGGTGTTTCTCACACTATGCTTCCTAGGAATCGAGAAGGGTCTAGGTCGACAACTTACCCTCAAGGATGTGGTTAACCACACTGGAAGGGTGAGAGTGTATGGGGATGACTTAATTGTCCCCACCACAGATGCAATGAATGTCAGAGACGCACTTACCCATTACGGGTTCGTCGTCAATGAACGCAAGTCCTACGCGCGAGGTAACTTTCGCGAGTCTTGCGGCAAGGAGTATTTCCGAGGCACAGACGTAACTGTCGTAAAGTGCCGAAGGGAGTTCCCCGAGCCATTCACTGAGCGGAAAGGTTGGAGAAGAGGGAAGGACGCCGAGAACATCGAGCGTATCATCTCTCTCGTTGAATTCCGGAACCAGCTGTTCAAGCGTGGTTTCGAGAAGACAGCAGAACTTCTTGACCCAATGATCAGACGGGTTCTACCCGTTTGGCCAGATGGCAAGGAGACTTCTCCAGGACTGATCAGACTCACTCATGATCCCATCTCTTTCGAGAAATGGGATCGGGATTTGCACAGAGGGAAAGTCAAAGCCTTTGTGCCGGACTACAAGATGCGAAATCTTGCACTTGATGGTACCGGAGCTCTGCTCAAACACTTCCTTAAGCAAGGATTGGAACCCTTTGCTGACAGGAATCACCTAGAACGTTCAGGACGTCCCGTGGCCGTCAAGCTAAAGCTACGGAGTATCTCACCCCTATAGGGGTGAGTG